GCTAGCAAGGTTGCTGGCGTTCAATGCCGTCAGATTACTACCATTCGCCGCCGGTAGTGTCGCTGGAAACCGCGCATCTGGGACTGTACCAGATCCAAGATTGCTGGCGTTCAGCGCAGTTAGGTTTACACCACTAGCTGCTGGCAGAGTTGCGGGGAATCTAGCGTCTGGAACTGTACCAGAAGCAAGGTTGCTGGCATTAAGTGCAGTCAGGTTGCTACCGTTAGCCGCCACCACATTCCCAGAGGCATCAAGGAAAGACATCTTCTCCGCTGGCAACGTGCAGAAAATCGTCCTTGTGCCGGAACTCCAGTTCACAGCAGCATCACTGTTGCTCGACTGAAGCACCGTAGTTCTGGCTAGTGTGGTGCCTGACGCAGTGTAGGTTCCAATGCCGACCTCAAAGTCGGTGCCGTCAGAACAAGCGTAATATGTTGTGTTCCCATCGCCCACGCTGCCGAAAGTCTCAAAACCAGAAACAGCGCCTGCAAGCGTGTACGTTGCAGTGCCGGTGGTAGTGGTCGTTTCTTTTACGCGATCTCTGAGAACAAGTGCCATCTTACTTTAGCTCTATCGACAGGTTGCCTGCGTTGATGCGGAAGATGTCGCCGGTAGCGATTGTCTTACTTGCGTCCAAGGCACCCACAAACAAGATGTTTCCGCTGCTGGCAGCGTCCACAATGAAAGCATGTGTGATTGTGTTGTTGGTTCCTGTAGAGGCCGGGAACTCAATATTCGCAGCATTTACTGCTGTCTGAGTATCTGTTCCCACTGCTGGAACTGTCCAGCCGGAAGCCTGAACCTGCTGCCTAGCGTAAGACCCAAACGTGGCCTCTGTTAGAGAGCCTGTTTCAATACTAGATACGGCGGTTGCAAGGCCAACATATATGCTGTTACCCGGAGTTGCAAAACTCTCCGCGTTGTTCTTAAACAGGAACTGCAATAGTGCATGCTCCATGTAGGTGGTTGCTGCGTTTGACGTTGCCATGTCTTCTACTCCTTATGTACGAGGCCGATCTGGCAGACCTCTGCGATACGCATCGCTGTTTTCCCTAGATTCCGCCAAATCCTTAATTCTATTCATAGCTTCAGAAAACTGTTTTTCATACATTTGAAGCATGTCTTGCTCACCCTTCATATAAATGTACGCCTCAACCAAGGAGCCGTAAAGAAGAGCATTCGGCGCATTATCACTAAGCCATGTCGTCCCACTATCACTGCCAGCAGTCAACGAAGCCGGACGATAGTAGTAGTGAAGCTCTACTGCGTAATTACTATCAGGAGTAGGAGCGAGTATGAAATTATCTTGATCAAAAAAAGCGTAGTATTTTGGTACGCCAGTTGTGGCTGGATTAGGATTGTACTGCTGCAAGAAATTTACGTCTTTCTGCAACAAAAACTCTTTGCTGGAACTGTTTGTTAAAGAAAATGAAAATGAAGATAAATAATCTGTTGGAACTGATAGGTAAGGGTCATTTTGCGAAAGTGTACTTGTGGCGTTTTTACGAAACACCTCAAGATCTGCTAATTTAAATATTCTGTCCTCTGCCGCACGAATGAAAGTTGGCAAATTTGTCACAAATGACGTTTCCGCATTATCTGTATAATCTTGTATAGCAGTTTTTAACTGCGTGTAAGTGAAGGCCATTAGGCGATCCTAACTATCGCATTACTTGCGTCTGCTGTTGGAATAGTAATTGTAAAAGTAGAAGACGATGATGACTTGTCTGAGCCAAAATCAAACACTGCTACGGCTTTGTTAGAAGCACTGCTGTTGTACAAAAGTGCGCCTCTAGCAGTTATCGTAGAGCTTGAAAAGGCAACGTCATCAAAATCTATAAACGCAGTGGTTCCGCTAGTATTTACACTAACATTTGCAACAGTTGCCCCACCTGCACTGTAACCCGTACCACTAGCTTCGTTGGTGCTTGAGTATGCGGTTGTAGTTGCATTCAATGTCGCGCTGTTAGTAAACAATGCGACCTTAAAAGTATGACTCCCAAAATTATGAACAGCATTAAACAGTTCGCTCTTGAAAGACGTACACAAGAAATTTCCAGAAAAGGCCATTTTCTACTCCTATGGCGTGTTTGCAGTGCCGCCCATACCACTGTGATTTGTGCAATAATAATACAGAGTTGGGGCACCAGAGGCTACCGTGATCTGTGTATAAGCTCCAGAACTGCCCGGAGTCCCTGTATGTGTTACACCTGTGGTGTATTCACTGCCACCAGCATGTGTTCCATTAGATGTGGTAGAGAACCTAAATGGATGTCCGGAATTGCTGGAAGCAGATTGATCAAACCTATAAGTGCTTCCCTCGTTAAGAGTGAGGGTTGGGGCAGCGCCTGAAAGACCTGCAATATAGTATTTATTACCGTATCCATCGCTTGAAACCGTTACAGTATAAACTGTTATCGCTACTACAGAGACTGAACCTACGGCACTTGTCCCCACTACGCCCGTAGGCGTTACGCTAACAGATGTTATGTTAGAGGCCGTAACGCTTCCAACATAAGCATTAGCAGAGACTCCTGTAACTGATACTGAAACAGACTCCCCAGATGCAATTCCTGTGGCTACAACCTGCCCTACGAAACTATTCATAAAAGGGATAGGAAGATATTGAACTGTAGTTAAGTTGAATGTTGGAAACTCAACATTTACAGAAATAATATTTTGCGTGTCCGGACGAGGGTTGCGCAACGCCTCTGGATCAACAACGTTTCTAGGCGGAGTTAGCTGCGGATGTTTTGGTTCATATTCATCGGGGCCGACCAAAAGCCCATTCCATTCACGCCGCATATCTCGCAAACGATAACGAAATCCTGATCTATCAGATATTCCATACGAATATTTGCCAGAAGCAAAACGACCCATCAACTTACCCTGTAATATTGCAGGCTAGGCGCGACAGTAAACGAAGCTCTATCACGATCTTCTGCTTGAGCGCGATCAAACTCTTCATCATATATAGACTTCAGAAGTTGAATTCTATCAGGAGCTTTCTTAATCGCTATGTAATAAGCAAGCCCTGCGGCCAAACAAGGATAGAACCTAAAAGGAACCTCTATCGTGTTTGTAAAAGTGTCAGCGTCTTCAATGCGCGTAAGGCAATCAAAGTGCAAAACATCTGTAGAGTTTTCTGGCAATGGCCATATCTTAATTGCAGGAGTTATTTGACGATCAATAAAGAATTGCGTTGGACGCCCAGTAGTAGATTTGTTCGGAATACTAAGATATTCATCTCTACTAATTCTGCTCATAGCAAAGTCAGTGCCGCTACGACGAACAACCATAGACAAAACGTCTATTACGTCAGTGCCAAGATTGTAATCACCATCTGAACCAGTAACTGTTTGAGTTCTTTGTGCTATTGTCCATTGATTCAAACCACGATTTGCCCAATCAGCAAACAAAAGGTTCAACGATCTTTTAGCCGTTTTCAGATCATAACCAGTGCGAACCTCCAAACCACAGCGTTCAAAGGCTTCTTCGATGTAATCACTTACATCAAGCTCAAAGTTCGTTGAACCAGATGTTGTCATTATTTCTTGACCTTACCGCCACTACGCATACGACGGGCCGCTTTTTTGGCAGCACCGCCACCCTTCATACCCATGGCCATTTTCTTACGAGGAGAAACATTCATAGCTGCTCCACCGCCACGCATACGACGTGCTGCTTTTTTAGCAGCGCCGCCACCCATCATCTTTTTCGCTTTCTTAACCATTGTTCATCCTTCTTTCACGACGTGTTAGAATGAGTTTTATGTAATCTTCAGGCTCATATTGCTCATAGTATCCCACTTTTTCTAGCTTTTGACTAGCATCGTCCAATTCAGATAGCCGTTGTATGAATATTATGGCCACCTCTCCTTCAAAAACTAATACCCATAAATCCTGCTTAGTGACAGAAAAGTAACTATTCATAGCCATGCAGGCTGCTTCTAACTCATCGTATGATCTATCTGGATCCTCATCAATACAAACAGTTAGCGCATTGTTAGAGTCAAAATTTACACACTCATCAGCGACTCTATCCCATAAATCGCCATCGCACACGACAACTTTCACACGCTTATCCAACCATGCTTTTTTTGCATAAGGACAAAGCGCAAACCCAGAGTCAGGGTTTACAGGCGATAAATCTTCCATAATCCAACGACGAATAAAGTCATTCATTTCTTCTTACGTCGAACAGCCTTTACCCTGCGTGGCTTGCCAGCGGGCTGACCAATGCGTTTTTTTTGAGCTATGCGAGACTTTTTTTCCGACTTTGTAAGTTCGGAAGTTGTTTTTGGAGTCTTAGAGGACACCCTTTTACTGGGGCGACAATATGGAGTCCCCCGTTTCTCACCTTTGCTACGCCCACACGCCTTGCCTGTTTTAACGTCCTTCCAGTCTTCTTTGAACCATCTTTTAAGCGCAAGACCACTTTTTGTCTTTCTAACTGCCATTTAATCCCTCGACTCTCGTATCTCTTTAAGAGTTTCCTGAATAGTCATATTCTTCTTAGCATTTGGATCATATTTGCATTGATATTCGCTTGGGACAAATTCTAAATATTCAAAGAACTGAGATTCAATAGTATTGTTCGCTCCTTTGAATATACAAACTAATTCTCTATTAGTCAGTTTCTCACACTTCACCTTGCGACAAGTAACCATTTGATCAGCACTGGCGGAGTTTGCTTTTAACAATAATATAAAGGCTGTTAAAGCTGCCATACCAACACAAACCACAAGTATCCATGCTACGATCTCAACAAACTTTCGTCTGCGCTCACGTTGGCGATACAATGTTTCTTTGCGTCTTTTTCTTATTTGCCCTTCCATTGCAACGAGTTGATCCCATTTGGACTTACCCATGGTTAAGGAAATCCACTGCTGTAACTCGTATCGCTGCTGTTGAGCCTTTTGTTTGTTGGCGAATGTGGT